CTGTCGGCCAGTACTTCGAGGGCGTCTCGCGGGTCTTGTGTCTGTTCGTCCATGTTAGTTGGCCTCACTGTCAGATGCTTCATGTTCACTGATGCTAACGATCTGCCCGCAGGGACTCATGTCGGTTTCACCATCGGGGTAGGTGAGCTTGATTTTCCCCATGCTTGGAATGTTGATGACTTTCGAGACATTCTCGTACTCGGTCAGTTCGTTCTCGCCGTTGACTTCACGCTCGATTGCTACGTCGAGCGTCATTGGTTGTAGAGGCTCATCTTGTTCATCACCGAATAGTGTTGTGTCCCACACGTTCCGGCTTTCATCGAGGGGTGTGGACCCTCTATTTTCAGACTCACGACCGGGCAGTTACTCGGTTAGCTGTTCTCGGACGACTTCGGACTTCTCGGTGGTGCTGGCCCGCATCAGCTTCAGGCCGCGGTCCTGTACCACTCGGATAAGGGCTTCCCAGTCGGTTTCCTCACCGATGGGCCGCACATTGATGCGGTGTCCCGTCTTGGTCCGTTCGTTCGGGGTCTCGTAGTCGATGATGAACTGAACCATCAGCCGTCACCGGCCTCATCGGATGGGTTCTCGGAACGGTTGATGACGATGCTTCCGTCGTCGGCGGAGTTGCCGCCTTCGAGAGCGTTCACACCTTCTTCAAGCGAGACATCGGGGTCGATGATGAACGCGGGCTTGAACACCAGCGCCGACTCGTCGTGTAAGTCCTGCGAGATGATTTCGTCGCACTGCTCACACACGATGTTGTCGCACGTCACTTGTGGGACGAGCAGGTAGCCCTCACGCACCTCCCAGTTCGGGAGCGCCTTCGGATACGCCTTCTCCTCGTCGTAGACCTCGGTGTGACCGCACGGCTCCCCACTCATTGCTTTACCTCGTCGTCGTCGAAGTACCCGCTGTACTCGCCTTCGCGGCTTCCCATCAGTTCGTCGTCGCCCCGCTTCACACGGAGGTAGACTCCGAAAGCGGTACGCTTCAGTTCTTTGAGGATTTCGACTACCTCCTCGTCGCCGTCCATCTCGTGCTGGATGGAGGCTTCATCAATCGACTGCGAGAGGGCCAGTGCGCCCTGCTTGTACTGCTCGATTACGTTGTGTGCGACCACGAGGTCGGCGGCGACTTCGGCCAGCGTGGACTCCTCGCCGTCCGGCATTTCGATGCTGACTTCCGTCAGCCGCTCGTTGATTTCCTCTCCGGTGAGCTCATCCAGCGTCGGTGCATTTTCTGCGTCAACTTCTATGTCTGCTTTTGTGTTTGTCATAGGTGCCTCAGTTCGTTGTTTCAGTATCGATTCGGCCCGCGGCTTTTGCATCCGACAGTAGCGGAGACCCGTCTTCGGTTCGCGGCGTCCCGTCGCCCGAAAGGAGTAGCCCGCATCGGGGGCACACCGGGTCTTCATTTGCGTCATATCGCCCATGTACTACCTGTTCTTTTGTAGAACACTCAGGGCACTTAACTGTGTACTCTCGAATGGCTTTTTTGATGACGTTTCCGAGCGGCGTTTCCAGCAACACTGGCACGCCATTGTCATAATACCGTTGATGGGGAGCATCGGAAAGCCGATATTGGTCCATCCGACAATCAACGCGACAGTGTGATTCTACCATTTAGGTTGACTCTCTTGAACAAAAGGGCGTGAATGACTTAACTCTTGCCCCTTCGATTTTTTGGCTACTTGAAGTCGAGGGGGTAGAAGAACGTGACTTCACGTTCGTCCGAAATCCCGTGGACTGTCGCCGCCGGTTCAGCGTAGGCGGCGAACGACTCCTCGTAGTCGCTCGGCGGGCAGATAGACCCACTCATGATGATGGGCCGGTTATCGAGGTTTTCGACGCGCCACTCGTGGAAGTGGCCCCGATAGCCGAGGCCGAAGGCGTGCTTGTCATGCCATCCCCGCCAGCGGTTTTGACCCGATGAGGTGCCGATGTGGAACAGGCTGTTCTGGCCGTGCCGCAGGTGGCCTCGATGGCCCGACTGGTAGGCCGGTTCTAACTCATCGACCGAGACGCCGAGCGCATCAGCCCGACGCTCGTCTTCCTCGTGGTTGACACGCATCCTGAAGTTCGTGAAGTACGTGCCGTGCGACGTGGTGAACGTCACGTTGTCGTAGCCGCGGTTCGCGCAGCGGTCTTCGAGCATCATGAACGCTACGTCGTCAGCGTTCGCGTCGGGACTCATCCCGTCGCCGCGTAGCTCTCCGTGGTTGCCGTTCTGGCAGACCACTTGCACCGAGGGGAACTCCTTGGCGGCCCGGTCGATGAACTCCGAGTACAGGTCCACGTAGAGGGCGATTTGCTCGATGAGCGTCAGGCACGACTCCCACGGCTGGTCGTCGTGGATGCCCTCGCCGTGAATTCCGTCACCGCCAAGGAGGATGTGCGCGGTATCGAACTCCACGCCAGCATCTTCTTGGCGGCGCTTCAGGCCGAACACGCGGTCGGAAACCGTCCGAACGCGGTCGGCGGCGATGTCAGAATCGTAGATGACAGTGCCGTCTTCGTCTTCGTAGTACGCGCCGAGGTGGTCATCCGAGCGATGAATCACCATGTCTTCGTTCGAGTCGCGGCGTATAAGGCCGCCCTCTGCCACCACTGCACGGCCAGTCAGGTCTTCGGCGAGCCATGTTTGGAGGTCGTGAAGGATGTTTTTCTTGGCTTTCGTGTGTGTGGCTTTCGAGGACGACGGTGAAGGCCGGTCGCGTTCGAGTGCGAGCCGGGTTTCTTCGGTGCGGAAGAACGCCTTTTTACCGTCGATTTTCGTTTCTCCCAGTGGAATCCCTGCGGCCAGGATTGCCGACAGGTGGTCACGTGCAGTGCTGGCCGAGATGTTCAGCGTCTCGGCGAGTTCGTTGTACGTGGTCGGCTTGTCCAGCAGGTTCAGTAGGTTCTGTTCCGAATTGCGCAGGGTTGCGTGTTGGTCCATGGTGGTCGTGCGTTTCTAACTCTCGGAAACGCCACGAGGGAGAGGCAAAGCGTGGTGGAGGGGTCGCGTCAGTGGGTTCAGTGCAGTTGGATGTCGTCGAAGCGTTTGTAGACACCGCACTCGGAGCCGAGACAGAAGCGTTCTGCCCGCCCCTTCATCGGGTCGCCGTTCTTGTCATAGCCGCCTGCGATACTCTCGCAGTTGAACGACCGGAACTGACGCCCGATGAGGTCTTCTAACATCTCCTGCGTGGTTTCTTCGTCGTAGCCGGGAATCGGCTCGAAGAACTCGTGCATCACGTCGATGGGAACCTCCTTCTCGATGAAGAAGCCCATGATGGATAGCTCCATCATCCGTGACTCCTGCCCATAGTCGTAGGCGTCTTCGCGTTCGCGAAACGCCTGCACGCAGGGCTTGTTGCCCATGATGAGCGGGTCGAGCAAGTCTTCAAGCTCGATGTCGTCGTTCGCTCGCTTCTTGTAGTTCTCAACCGCCTTCGGGTCGTGCCGTGAGACGTTACCCGGCGACGATGAACTCGATGTGCTGGCCACCCGTATTTTCTGGACGACTTCTTTGCCCGCCCGTTCGTTCGGGGAGCGTTCCATCTCCGCCCTCATCGGACGAGGACTCGCGGTGTGGTCCAGATAGTCTTCGACGTGGCAGTCGGCCAACTCGGCCACCGTCAGCGGCACACACCAGCGGTCTACGTCATCGTAGGCCGCGCCGTGATGCCGCGTGTTCGGATGCCGGGCCAGCCGGGCGAGGTCAGAGCCGTCCACGTCAACCCACGGCGTGATGTCCACGCCGCCAGCCAACGAGTTCAGCCACTCTACGAGGTCTTCCCCGTAGGACTTCAGCCCGTTCTTGAACTGCTGGAACTTACCCTGTTCGGGGTGAATATTCGGGAAGTCGAAGTACAGATGAACGCCCTTGTGGCCCGACAGGGCGACTCGGAAGTGCTTGTCTGCGCCCTTCTCGATAAGCGCAGAGGCAATCATCCGAGCGCGGGCCAACAGCGCGCTCATCTCCCGCTTCCAGTCGTCGAACTCCGTCTCGCCGCTGTTCGGGTCGTACTTCGTGCCCAACACGTCGAAGTCGATGAAGATGCAGTCAACACTCGGTATATTCCCGTCCTTGGGATGCCCCCACGGGAAGGAATACACCGAGTAGTAGCCCGGCATCGAGGCTTCAGACGCGGCTCTCAGTCCATCAACGAACGAAGCGCGGTTGTTCCTCTGGGCTTGAATGGTCCCGTCATCGGAACCGCGTCGGGGAAAGTCAGGAGCCGCAACTTTCGAGGCGGCCCACAGTTCTTTTTGCCAGTTCATGAAGGTTATTCGTAGTACCCGATGCGGTCCAGCGTGATGTACGCCTGCCGCGCTTGATACTTCGCGTCGTCCAGTGCGTTGTGTTCAGTACCTGCGTCTTCTATCTCGTCGTGTGACGGCGCTTGTGGAAGTTCTCGGAGGGTGCGGTGGTCGCGCTCCTCGTAATACTCCCACGGCTCTTGATGGCCCGCGGCTTCGTAGGCGGCTTCCAAAATCTCACAGTCGAACGACGGACTGTTGGCCCACACTTCATCGGCGCTGTCATACCACGAGTTGAACTGACGTAGTACAGAATCGAGTGGAGTAAGACCACGCAGTTCTTTCTGTGTTTCACTGTCTTGGTCTAACCACCACTTCAATGTCTCAGCTTCAATTTCGAGGCCATGTTTTACACAGTCAGTGAGGCTAATCGTTTGGTGAAACTCATCACCAAGCCCATCGGGTCCGAACTTCACGGCACCGATACTCATGACTACACAGCCCGGTTCTCGCCCTAACGTCTCGATGTCTAACATTACCTGTTTCATTGTTGTTGTTTCCGTTCTTCTTGCGCTTCGAGGTGCGCTTCATTGTGGTGGGCATGTAACGCGTTACAGCCCGACCGCTCACACACCGGGCAGAGATTGTGGTCGTAAGCTCGCTCGATTTCCAGCACCGCATTACAGCACGCGCAGATGCTCACTGGAAGTCACCCAGTCCACCGGACGAGTCGTCATCCGATGAGCCACCCGAACCGAACGGGTTCGTCTCGTCCATCATCTCGTTCTGTTCTTCGACCTGCTCGGCCTCTTTGGCCGCGAGTTCGTTCGCGGCCTGCTCCGCGAGGTTCACGGTCTCTCCGGTGAACGGGTGCGTGACCAGCAGGCCCTCGCCCTGACAGTGCCGCTCGATGTACTGCTCGGCGATTTTGTCGGGCATGGCTTTGCGCGCCGTCTTCTTGGTCTGCTCCACGACTTCGGACCAGTTGAGGTCCACGTAGCGTTTCGCCTTCGTAGCGAACGGCGTCGCGCTATACTCCACGTGCGAGGAGTCGGTGTTCTTCCGCGCGTAGCCTTTGTACTGCATATTGTCCAGCGACGAGCGAACGTCGGGCGTCGTGATGTTGAAGCCACGCGCCCCCATCTCCATCTGAAGCTCGTCGGCAGACATTGCCACGTCCGGGTTGTTGCGCAGGATGCCCAGAAGCTCGAAGTCCTTGTCGCGGAGGTTGAGCGCCGACAACACCATCTTCTCACCGAAGATGCGCATTGCCATCCACGCGTCAGCCGGAGTCACCAGCATCGTGACCATGCCCTGCGCCGCTTCGCCGAGCATCTTGTTCGGCACTTCCATCCGCTCGTCGTAGTGGAACAGCGCCATCGACTTCATGAAGTCCAGCAGGCGTGGGAAGTCCCGCCGGGCCTCGGTGAAGTGCTGTGGGAGCGGGTTCTGCTCGTCAATAGCCACCGCAACCGGGTTGAGCATCCCGCCGGAGCCGCTACCCGTGTAGGTATCGACCGGGATGGTGCCGACGTAGTTACGGACTTCTTTCGTCCGAGCATCGGTGACGCGCCTGTCAATGATGCCCGCTTCAATCTGCGCCTGCCGACTATTGACCCGCTCGGTCAGCCCTTGCGAGTCGTCAATCGGGAGCAGAAGCGCGCGATTCCGCACTTCGGGGTAGTCGTTGATGTCCACCGACTCGTTGTCTTCGGCGAGGAACAGGACCATACAGTTCGGCGGGTGAAGCGTCTGGCTTCGTGAGATGCGCTCTTGGCCGACGACTTCAGTCCACGAGTGGGTGATGTCGTTGCCCTCACCGTGCGCCTTCCACATATCTTCGAGGAACTGCTTGTCGCGGATACTCGAAACGTCCATGTGGATGTGGACCGGCTTGCTGTTCGCGTTCTGGTGGTCGGTGAACAACTGCGTCTTCGAGAGCGACGTAGAGATGGGATAGGTCCAGTCGGACTCCTCGGCGGTCTGTCCACCGCCGGGCGTACAGTACGCCGCGGAGTTCACGACTGCGTTCTTCCCGCCGGACGAGAGGCCCGTCATGAGGATGAAGCCTCCCATGATGAACGAGAGGAACACCGTCAGGTGGGTGTCTTTCTCGCCTTCAAGGCCCCAGTCATAGCGCATCTGGCTCACTTCATACAGCGTCGGATTGTTAGTTTCGTTTGTCATGTAGTTTGTGTCTTCGGTCGGATTGTTAGTTTCGTTTGTCATGTAGGTTGTGTCTTCGTGGCGATGGTGCGCGACTCCAAAAAGTACCCTATGAGTACGGAGTCGCTGACCGTAGCTGGCAGGCCGCGGCTATTCGCCAAAGGCTTGTTTTCGGACGTACTGTTCGTAGACGCGGGCGACGTTCGTCTCGCAGACATCACGGGTGAGCCGAGCGGTTTGCATGATGATTTCCATGCGAACTTCAGGCGACGCTCCATCAGGGAGCGCGGTCGTGAGACCGACGAACTCGTTGATAGGCTCGAACTGTTCAAGCTGTATCTTCTTGCTCGATGTGAGTTCAGCCGACTCCTGATACTCCACGACGCTGACCTCGGTACCGTCGTCCAGTTCGACCGCGTAGTCGTCCGAGTCTGGCGTGTCGCTGTCGCCGGTTACGGTGTCCTTACTCATCGTTGGAGGAAAGGCGCTCTTCAATTTCACGGATGACCGTGACGCGGTTCTCCCCGCCTTCCTCGCTGACCTTCAGGCCACGGAGTTGTGGCTTCGAGAGGTCACGCTCGGCCAATTCGGAGCGCATCTCCGAGACCGTGAACGCCGTGGGATCGATTGGCGGCGGGACCATCGACTCGTCGTCTTCTGGTTCGTCAGCCAGTACTTCCATCAGTTCGTCTTCGTGTTCCTCGTCGGAGTCGTCGTCGCTGAGGTTCGGGTTGGCGAAGTCCACGTCGGACGTGTCGCCACCGTAGAGTTGCCGCTTGATGCGGCCTTCGGGATACCGCTCGAACACCCGCTCGACTGCTTCTTCGGCGGTGAGTGCCGAGCCACGGGTCAGGTACTCGGTGGACTTGCCGTTCGGCTTCTCGACTTCGAAGGAGAACTCAGGCATCTACAGGTCCCCCGCTCGGCTCTCGACCTCTGCCGCGGCGGCGTCCCAGTCCACGTCGTCGGGGTCGTCCACCTCGTCTTCGGCGAACTCGCGGAGTTCGCCGGGTTCGACCTCACCATCGGTGCGGGCGAAGTAGTCGATAAGGTCGCCCAGAACCGCCGGGACGTTGGCGGGCGTGTCGTCGCCGCTCTCGTCAGAGGCGCTGGTGGCCTCGTCAGCGGCTTCGGTGTTGTCGGGCGACTCAGTGGTCTCGGTGGACTCCGTTGCGCTGTCGTCGGACGTGCTGGCGGCCTGCGCGCCGCCGTCAACCGCCGCGCTCTCGTCGCCGTCGTCGTCGCCATCGAAGTTGTCGATGGTGATGCGCTCGCCGGTCTTCGCATCGAGGAGGATGGGCGTGGAGTACGTCACATCCCCGTCGCCGAAGTCCTGCGTCTCCTCGATGATGAACAGTTCCATCTCGCGGCCTTCGATGCCTTCGCGGAGGGACGGCTCCATCGTGGTGAGCCATCCGTGGCTGTCCGTGACCGACACCGTGTTGCCTTCCTCGTTCTCTTCGGTGGCGATGATGTCGTTGCCCTGCTCGGTCAGGAGCTTGGCGGTGGTGCGCACCCACGACTTGTTGCTGAGGAGCATCGAGACCTCACCGACCGTGATGGACGGCTGGTCGGTCGTCTCGACGTGCGGGTCGTCGTTAGTGGCGATACTGCCCGTGGCTTCCACGACGACTCCGACCGGCTGGTAGAAGTAGTCGTTGCCACCGAAGGTCTCGGAGAAGCCGAGGACCCGGGGGTGTTCAAGGATGTCCTGTGCCGACATCTCGTTCTTGAACTCCATCGAGCCGTCGTCCTGCTCCACGGCTTTCTCGTAGACCTTGCCGGTGTCCGAGTCCACGGCGAAGAACTTGCCGGGGCTAAACACCTTCCACGTGTCCTGCTTGTCTTCGCGCTGGAACACGATGCCGTCGAGGATTTCGACATCATCGAACCCAACGATGAACTTGTCGCCGTACTGCGAATCGAAGGCGTTGACTCGATCACCTGTGACGCGAATCGCACTGTACTTCTGAAGTTTCAGCGTGGTGTCATCGAAGTCGCCGTCGTTGCTTGAACTGCCGGTTCCGCTTCCTGAGTGCTGGTTGTATCGGGACATTGTGTTGTGGTTGTGTTTGCTCCGTCGTCCGGTAGGCCGTCTCCCGCTCATTCGGGGCGACTGCCTACTCTAACATTCGGGGGCATCCGACTTAATACCTTCGGTAGAAGTTGAGTCGGTCGCTTCGAGTGTTTCCGCGGTGGAGTGGGCCGCAGAGGCCGATACCCAGAATCGAACATGGGTTGAACACCAGTATCGGCGTCGTCGGTTGAGGGTCGTATTACTGCTCGGGGGGCAACCCCGTGGTGTAACAACTCGTGTTGTAACCCGATGAGGGGGTCGGTACAGTAACGCAACAGTACAGCACAGTACAGCACAGCACAGTAACGCAACAGTACAGCACAGTACAGCACAGCACAGCACAGCACAGTAACGCAACAGTACAGCACAGTACAGCACAGCACAGCACAGCACAGCAACGCAACAGTACAGCACCGCTACAGCACAGCCTAGGTGCTACAGAGGTATAAACCCACTGTTTAACACCGCTTGTGTTTTAACTCGGGGAGGATGTCATACGTCGGCATCGTCTGTGGTTTCATCGTCCGTGCTGTCAACCACGGCGGCCTCATCGGGTTCCGATTCGCTGTCTTTGTCCGGGTCGTTGATTTGGTCCCAGAAGACCATCGGGTTGCCACCGACGACTTCCATTGGAACTTCAGCGCCTTCGATGTCGGCGATTTCGTCTGCGCCGACTGCGTTCATCAACACGTAGAGCAGAGCTTCGTCGTCTTCTTCGCCGCGGGGGAGGTCGAAGACGAGTGGGCTTGGGTCTTTGTAGTCGGTCGAAGTCACGCCGATGAGTACCTTCCAGTCGTTCTGGAAGAACCCGCCGAAGTTTTCGAGCGTTGGTTCATGAAGCGTCGCCATGAACTCGCGGTTCGTGATGTACGAGACTTCATTGATTGCCGCTTGAACGTCGTCGGCTCCATACTTCACGGGGTCGGAGTCCGAGAAGAACGGTGCCGCAAGTGCGTGAACGATGCCGCTGATGTATGCTGTTGCTTTCATGGTCGGAGGTGTAGTGCAAGCCGGTGAGGGCAACTACTGTGACACTACAACACAGTAGCCGGATAGTCCCACTCGGAGTCGAACCGAGGTCGTCTGCCCCAAAAGCAGACAGGATTGGCCGCTACCACATGGGACTGCCGTGACGACGACTCGATCCATAGTTACCCAGCAGAAGCCCACGCTGGCAACGTGGCAACTAACTGTTTCTGGTCCTTCGAGTCGTCTCGCTCGTTGTGATGCGGTGAGCTACCCCGCGAAGATCAGGGCCGGATTCGAACCGGCGTCTGTACGGATCTGCAATCCGTTGCGTAACCACTCGGCCACCTGATCGAACGGAATGAAGTGGGAGTGCGGTCAATGGGATGTTTCATCACGGTCAACAACGCGTTTTCATGGTTGACTCACCTCCTGTATTGTCACAGTGGACTTACTCGATAGTGTAATTATAATGTCGTTCATATTGTTCTAACATCTATGAGTGTCGTTATTCTTACGGCCCCTTACCTCCGTTGGCTACAGCCCGCTCTAACGGGGGCACACCGACGCGGAGTTCCGGTTAGCACTCGCTCTGATGGTATCGGGTAATTGAGTGTTTAACGTTCCACGGAGGGGGTTGACCACCCCACTATCCTATCAAGGGTAATTCACTCGTGAAACGGATGGACTCGGAGGGATTTGAACCCCCCACCTGTCGGTCTGGAACCGACTGCTCTACTGACTGAGCTACGAAGTCCTTTCAGCCCGGTTGTAAGCCGGGCTGGTGCGTACTGCACGACCTATGGTAGCGTAGTACCTTGCACTGAAGTAACGACTTGCATGATTGCCCGGCCCTCTTAGCCGGGACGCCGAGAGCGGCAGGCGAAGCCGCATCTCATCCGTCACAGGGATGAATCTTGCCACTTAGACTATCTCGGACACGGGGAATGTATCGGGGCGGCTTACCACCGCCCCACGAAAAGCCCTACCGGAACGACGGCGGGACACAACCTTTCCGAGGGGACAAGCCCTCACGTTGGTTCACGTGTCACCATCTTCGGTGAACTCGGAAGTGAGAGCGTTCCCCTTCTGGGGCACCGCCCTCACTAAACAATGTGCGCGCCAATGACTTAACTGTACCGGAAGCTATCGGTGCTGGCGGACTAAGTGTCCACCAGATACTCACTCCATTCTTCTCGGAAGTATTCTTGAGTGTATTTGGGCTTGGATCCGTAGCGTGCATAACTCCGTAGCTCATCGGCTAACCCCACGAGGTTGTAGAAGCCGGAGTAGTTTTCGTGTTCGCCTTCCTCCACCCGGTCGAGGACTTCAAACATGAGCAGTGCCACTTCGTACTTCGAGACGAGGTGCGGCATCAGTGGTTTGAGGAACCGGCGGATGTCTCTTGGGTCGTCTATCCGCCAGTGGAACACGTCGCTTTTCTCCCGCTTCTCTTTGGACAGCGAGTAGTTCACGCATTCATTTTCACAGTACGCATCGATTTTTCCCATCAGCGGGGAGTCTCTGTCGGGCCGATAAAGTTGCACCATCGGCTTGTACCGATACCCCATTGCGTAACTGTCCTCTTGCGAGATGTGAACAGTGATTGAGGCTGCGGCGTCGATGACGCCAGCGATATGTGCGATGTTTGTTTCTTTCATGTCGATGCATTGGTCGGTCGGTGTCTTAGGTGTTTCTGTCATTTTCGTGAAGTCGTCCGTGAAGTAAAGATTTAAGTCACTGCGCGCACATTGTTTAGTGAGGGGAAGCACCCACTGCGAGTGGTAGCTTCACCTGTGCGATTCCATTTTCCGGGCTGTACGCGTCTGTTTTCAGCAGTATGAATCCGCAGAGCTATCGCCGCGCGCCTTCCTCTCGTTCATGGAACACGTCGAAGAGAAGCAACCTCCCGGAGTCCTTACTTCGGACACCGAGAACGCAACGCAAATCCATCCGTCAGAAGCACCACCTCATAAACGCGCTCAGTTCGAGCGGTTCCGTGCCTACAACACCGGGCTGTGGAACGGGCCGCGGCGTGAAAACAAGGAGGCGATGTACCGGCAGGACAACCTGCATCGGTACGACTCTATCGCCTCTGGCCTCGAACTCACACCGTACCAGAAGGAACGCGGTCGTCAACTCCTCGATGATGTAGAGCCGTCGTCGTTCGGCAAGCCAATCGACCAACTGCTCTTTGCCATCTGCGTCATCGTTGCGAACGCCGACGCTGAAGGCAAGCGGTACTGGCCGCATCCAGACAAGCGAGACAACGACCTACTGTTCACCGAGATGGCTGAAGACATCGGCCTCTCAACGCGGATGCAGATGTCGTCGGTGATGAAGCTGAAGTCACAGACGGAGTTCTAATGGCCGTCTTCACGATTCTCGTTGACAACCGCGAGCAGAAGCCGTGGTTGTTCGAGGGATACCCCGTCGAGACTCGCAACGTCACGCTGAAGACCGGCGACTACACACTCGAACAGTTCTGCGAGTACGACGACGCCAACGACACGTACATCCCGAACCTCGCAGTCGAACGGAAGGCCCCGCCCGACTTCCTCGGCTCCATCACTGGTGGCCGAGAGCGGTTCAAGGGTGAAATCAAGCGGGCTGAAGACTGGGACGATGAACTCAAGGTGTACGTTGAAGCGCCGTGGGATGACTTCCAGAACCGCTACTCTGAAGTCCTGAAGTACCGTGAGGTCTACCCGAACCAAATCAAGGGAACGGTTCGTGAATGGGAGAAGTATTACAACGTGACGTTCGACTTCTACCAGTCGCGGCTGAAGGCCGAGCAGTCGGCGTTCGACTATCTCATGACGGCCTACCGTGCGGCTCAGTACGCGCCCCCTTGAGGCGCGTTCAGCCTTCGGTCCACGTCTCGAAGTAGTTATCGCAGGTCCGACACGTGTGTTTATAGACTGCTGTATCCGAGTACCCAACCGTCATCGTTGTTTTGTAATCGGCTTCATCGCCACAGTCACACGGTTCGCCCGTGTTTATCATCAGCCCGTTGCGGTCCAGCGTTTTAAGTGTCACCCGTTGGGTGTCACTGAACGTCATCGCCGTTCGTTGTCATGCTCTCGTTCTTCAGCGAGGTCAGCCAATTCGCGGAGCGTGTCGGACATCTCATCGAGTTGCCGGTCGAGCCGGTTGATGAACGTTTCGATTTCGTGTGACGGGCCATTAAGCTCGCCGTACAGTAGGATTACTCTCGCCGAGTCGATTTCATCGGCGGCGTTGCGTAGTTCTCGTGCGGTTTCGTCTTTGTCAGTCATGGTTTGTTGACATCGTATCTGTCTGACGCTTCGTACAGTTTCTTCATATGTTCCGCGAGACTTTCACTGTCTCTTCGATTCTTTGCACCACTCTGGTTCTCGCGGGCTACGTCGAGGCAGGTATCACACACGTCGTTGCTTGGTCCGACGGTTTTGTACCCACATACCGCGAAGTACACACATTCTGTGCCACCCTCATCGAGTGACGGCGACCACGTTTCCTCGGCTTTCTCCATCCAGTAAGAGACCTGTGAGGTCGAACAGCCGAAGACGTGTGCGATTTCGTACTGGTAGTCGAACTTCTCTTTCAGCTTCAGCATCCGCTCGGCGTCTTTCCACGGCTCATCTTTGCCGTCGTAGATGGGCCACGGCGACGGGCCGAGTTCGGCTTCGAGGTCGCGCTCTGCTTTCGTCGCCATCAGAGTAGTTCCTCTGGGTCGCTCCGAACCGATGTCTTCGTCTCGATACGCAGTTCATCGACTGGCGCGTCTTCTTTGCTACTCATAATTTGTGTCCCACACTGCGTGGGAAGGCCGCCGTGGGGCCGTGAACCCCGTGGAGTCTTACTCGTCGGCAGCCCGTGCGATATCTGCTGCGGTCAACTCCGTATCAGGCTGTCGCAGCAGCTCAGATAGGAGTGCCCCATTCGTGGGGTAGCGAAATAGCTCGACGAAAGGTGACCCTTCATTCGAGTGAGCCATGTTAGGGTCGAACTCCTCGCTTGCCTCCTGAATTTCGTTCACGTGTGCGTACAGCGCATCGTATGCGCTGATCAAGCCCGTGGCTCCCGGATGATCCATGTTTAAACGGAACATCTTGGGTGAGTCGTCTTTGGATTCCTCTATGATCCCAATCTCAAGGAATTCCTCCACCGTGCGGGAAACAGTTGGTTGACTCATCCCGGAAAGCTTCTCAAGACCTGAACGAGTTACCGGAATCTCCCGATTCCCAAGGAAAACCTCCAATACACGCACAGATCCTTTCTTACCCAGCAGGCGCTGAAACTCGTCCATATCCGAGTCTCTGTTTACGCCGTTGGCTGGCACCATATGTTATCAATGAAGGGTGGCAGTCATAAGTCTATGGGATTACTGAATATTGTATTGGACTAGTGAATATCGAAATAGTCACTGGTCGCCATCCTCGCGGTTTTGCCGTTTGTACCGTCGCTCTCGCTCTTCCTGTTCGCGCTGTTGTTCTTCCTCGGTCAACCGTCCGATGAGGTCGGCCCGCTTTTCTTTGCTACTCATAAGTTGTTTCCCACACTGCGTGGGAAGGCCGCCGTGGGGTCGTGAACCCCGTGGGAGTCTTACTCCTCGGCGGTGGGCTGGTCTTCTTCAGCCAGCGAGACGACCGGCGCGTCTGAGATGCGGGCTACGAGGTCGCGGACCTCATCGGGACAGTGCTCGGCACTCAGGCCGTGTTGCCGAAGCATCTGGAAACAGCAGTTCTAGGCCTCAGCCTCGTCGCCAACGCCGACGAGCATGGACTGAAGTTCGTCCTGCTTGCTCTCGAACTCGTCCTTCTGGTCCGAGATGGACTGGCGGAACTTCTCAACGCTGGTGGAGAAGGCAAGCTCATCGAGTTCGCCCTCGCCACCTTCGCCGTCTTCGCCTGCCGCGGCACGGCGCTTCCGTTCGGCGCGCTCCTCGGCGTTGGACTCGGCGACCGTGACGGCCTGCGCCGGGTTCATCAGCATATCGTTGCCGACCTGCACCAGTTCGTTGAGGCGGCTGGTGTTCTCCCCACCGCGGTAGTGGTGCGTGATGGCGTAGGTTGCCCCGCTGTGGACTTCCCACATCGTCGGGAGGAACTGATTGTCGGCACGACTCCGAGCGTGACTGGACGCCTCACGGGCGAGGTACGTCGGGAAGCCAGCCGACTCGTAGAACGCCATCAGGTCGTCGTTGTGTCCCATGACTTCGCTGAATTCCATCGAGAGGTAGTCTAGTTCAATCTGGTTGGCCCGCTCGATGAGGCCGGCCAGCCGGTCGGTCATGAGTTCCATTTCGGCGAGGATGTCGTCCCACCAGTCACGCACTTCGCTGGTGTCGCCGACGTGTCGCCGCGTCTTTTCGTCGGTGATGCCCCGAATCGAGTTGGAACACCATGTGTCCTGCGCGAAGCCTTCGGCGTACATCGCGGTGCCGCCGAAGAAGTCGTACCCGGTGCGGATACCGAGCAGGATGTGGCCGCCAACACCACCGTCAGCGGCTACGTCGCCGTCGTTCTGCTCTCGCCCCATCGCATCGGGGTTGTCGATTTTGAAGCAGTCGAACAGCAACTCCATGTGAACTTCGCCGCCACCCTTGTACTTCCGAATCTCGCCGAAGACTGCATCGCCGAGGTCTTCATCCCGCAGGGACTGTTCCAGTGGCTCGTAGAAATCGAGCGGCGGAACGACCGCGTAGTCGCTTGAGGGAACGTGCCACAACGGGTCTAAGAACTGGTTGTTGTCGTCGCGGCGGTAGTCGCCCTGCACCCACTTCGTGAGCTTGTCTGGGCTGACTATGGACTGCCGCCGGTCAGTGCTGACGAACACTTGCCCGTCGTGGGTTTCGTGCAGGCTGATGCCGTCCGGGGTGTCGTCGTTGATGGCGGCCACGTCGATGTTCGAGGCCACGTTCTCCGGCACTTGCCACGCGTTGCCGGTGGACTCAGCGCGTTCGAGGTCGCGGATTGCTGTCGCCAGCGAAGTCTCCGGCATATCGTCGGGGTAGATTTGCCGGTCGGTGCTGTGGTCTGCACTCACGGCCTCAGCGGCTTTGTCGGAAAGCTTGACGTTGTTGTGCGTCGTGAGTCCTGCGAACTGTACTCTGTCGTCGGGGGACGTGCTTCGTCGGTTCATAGGTTTGTCCCACCAATTGTTTAACCGGAGTCGATGGCGGGTTTCGACTCGATGAGGCGGCGCAGAGTCGAACTGCGCTACACCAACGCCTCGGCGGCTACCGGTC